TCTGTACCACCTGTACCAAATGCAATCATAGTACCTAATGTTTTACTACCTTGACGCATTGTTGGCATAGCAACCTCCCATGCTTTTAATAATCCTGGAAATGACCCAGCCTCTTCAAAAAATATAAGTTCACCTGCTTTACCACGGACTTTATCTGGGTCATCTTTCAATGACACGCCTATGATCTGTGACTTCATACCCATCTCTACAAGTGCACCATTTACATTCTTTTTGTACCCAGATTGCTTGTGCATCTCTCTATCTCGCAGTCTTGGCTGTGTCCATGCTGTATTATCGTCTACAAATGACATAATATCCCAAGCTTTGGACAGTAAACCATCCCCAATTAGGTATTCTTTCTGTCCTGCAAAGACATAGTTCTTACTATTACGCACATGAAAGTAGTTACGTACAAGCATAGCAGCAGCTTTGTAAGAAAATCCTTTACGACGCGCTTTTAACACTGTCATATGCTTGTTTTCTTTCCTACATCTGTCTACTGCAGTAAAATATTTCCAATCTCCGTCGTAAAATGCTGGGAATGTACGCTCTCTTCGCGCTATAATTGTACCATCTGGTAGTTCTTCATCAACAGATCTGTCGATAGGGCAATAATTTAGATAGAAATAGTGATTGCCTGTAATAGTTATACCATTGTGTGTATATCCATACAGACATCGCTGTCTTTCTTCGTCCCAATATTCAAAGTAAGGCTTAGTGCCAGGTAATGCATCTGTGTAATAACCGTTCTTTAGGTACCTACTAGCTGCTGGAGCTAGTCCTGTGGTTCCTTTGAAAACTTTACTTTTATGTTCTGTAACTCCTGACATTTTTCGTATTCTTCTATGCTTATAAAATGATCTATTAGTAAATCTAGTGTAGCTTCATCTCTACCATCGCCTTGTACTGGATCAAATGGTAAATAAATCTCATTAACACTACCAGTTAAATCAGCTTCTTCAAATATATCATCAAGAGTTATTCTTTTTGTGACGAACTTATACGCATTGTCCATTGCTGCGTTATAATCTTCTATGTCATCTAAAAAATCCATCTCTCAAATCTACGAACTATATTTGTTAACTACAACCCCACCTCGTGTATTTGTATTTATTTGTTCTTGCTTGGCTACTTGCTCTTCTAGTTTTGATAATCCATCAACTACATCACCCATCTTAGATAAGTTAGCAACTAAGTCTTTTGCATGGAATATAGGTCTACCATTATCATCCATAAGCGTAAGATCTACAGTTTCAAAATACTTCTGTAGTTTTATAACAGATGATCTAGCTGCATTTAGCAATTTTACTGCTGATGTTTCTTTGAGCTTTCTATATGTGCTACAAGCTGATTGTACTTTTGTAGATACTTTGTGATCTTTACCATATACTCCTAATGTAACTTCATCATGCCTAGCTTCTAAGTCATATACTGCATATGGTGATCTGTGATCGCACATAAAGTAAACATATGCAAGCTCTTTAGCGTTTAAGTCCTTAAACTCCAAAATACTTTTAGCATATGGAGAAGGCACTGCTACATTATCAACTATCTCTAGTAATTCCATTTATTATATCTCTTCTTTCTTTCTTTGAGTAGAATCTACCAAAGTATGGCAGTCTTACACTATCAAACTTACCGTTTGACATAATCTTTGTCACATACTTAAACTGACTGTTTACAATCTTCTCTACTTTTTCCAAAGGTAAGTTATACTTTGTTGCCAGAGTTTGTATTATCTCCTTTTTTGACTTCGCCATTGTCTTGTGCCTTCCATTTGTTTATAGGACATGTGGTTGTTTTCCACTTTGCTTTGTGTTCTATCAAACACCCACACTTACCACATCTCATTTTATCTCTTATTATATACTCACAACTATTACAGTCAGATAATCTAGCTGTATAGTCTTCAGAACTTACGTTTGGAGCCCCTTCAGAAATATATTTAGTAAGATCTTTACTAAAACTCTTAGTCATTTGCCAAATACTAGGCAGTTTGTTTTCACTCATTCCAATTAATATTTACTTCTACCTTTTTAGTGTTCAAGTCTAATAATCTATTTAACATATAGTTTTTGCCGTCTTTACGTATAGCTCTTTTGTCTTTCATCTTCTTTACGTAGTTGTTTAGTGTGTTAAAGTCTACTAATCCTAAAGACTTTGCAGCTGCCTTCTTAACTTTAGCAGAGCATATATTAGGATCTTCAAGTATATTAGCAGAATCTACAAGTGTTGCTAAAACTCGTACTTCTGTAGTAGTAAGATTAAACACACCGTTCCAAAATTGTAAATATTTTAGTGTAGAGTTTACGTTAATCGTTATCTTTTGTTCCATTCTCTTGTTCTTTTTCCTGTAGATAGGCAGCAAGGATGGCTTCGTACTGCTCTATCTTTAGTTTTTGGTTTTCTAGTAATTCATATACAGCATACTCTACTTTTAGAGGTTGACCATCTATGTATATTCTCCTTTTATTTTTCTTCTTTTCCGCTTTCATCCTGTACTGTAATTATCAAAGTATATTCATGATCCCCTATTAGAACCTGTATATCCCATGTACAATTAATATTCTTCTCTGACCACATTTCTAATTTTTTTTCAAATTCATCGTATAGTGCAAACAACTCTTCCCAACTACTTGTCTGAAACTTTGTCCTGATCATCCTTAAACTGTATTGTTGCTCTATCGTTTTCTACCACAATAGTAGCAGTTTTAGATTGTCTGTTAAACTCGTCTATATATTTAGATATATCTTCTCTTGTACACAAGAATGACAAGAACACAGACATTTCTTTGGCTGCTCTGGACGTATTATTCTTTAGATCGTTAGTTTTGTGGGTATGTTCTATAAGTTCTAAGTAGTCATCCAGGTTGATTGTAACTGTTCCTGGCACTTTCATTAGAATTTACCTAATACTTGGAATTCATTAACAAACAAGTACTGTACTTCATCAATATGAATTAGCATTGCCTCTGTATTTGGATCTACCATGATCTTGTCACCTACAGTACATTGCGTAACTTGCGGTCCTACCGCCAATACTTCTACTATGTTTGTTTGTAATTGTCTTGCAGTCTCGTCATCTAGAATGATGCCTGCGTCTGTCTTCTTTTTGTCAGGTCTTGGTACTACTATCCATGCACCAAATGGTTGAAATGTGAATTTTTTTGCCATTGCTATCTATAATTAGTTATAAATGCAAAGGTATAATAAAATAATTTACAAATCCAAACGTTTTGTAAAGAACTTCACATATGGATATAGGAAGACCCTAGGAGATTTGCTGATTTCAGTTGGAATTTTACCGCTGGCAGTGCTGTCTTTTGGACTACCTAAGGACACTAATACTGGTGTTTATTCACCGCACCTACCTGTGTGCAATGTGCCCTAACCGTTGGCTATATCCGCCCTTTTAGAAGCTATTGGAGAAAACTCTAATCTATATTTAAGATCTACAATCCAACGTCTGACCCCATAACTACCTCTCGGCCCTCTGGGGTGATACACATATTGTGTGCTTCTGAATGCAAAACTACTAAAAAAAATTTAACTACCAAAATCTTTGAGAGCGTAGACCAACTATTGCAAAGACCCCCACTAGCTTTCGGGTTTGGGATAGTCCCGCCTATAATTAATAACAATTGTGATATGAATAAAATGGTAGAGATTGCTTGGGTTAGTCCTAAGCTAATGAACAGTAACGGCGTGCCAATGCGCTTCGCTATGGGTAATGATGGACATCAGGCTTGGGATGAAGCCACAGAGTGTCTCATCACTATTGAACCTTCTAGGTTCTATACTGAAGACGAAACCTTGTTTGACAAGGTTATCGTAGGTAATAAATTTATGAAGAAAGAGTCTTAGGACTCTTTTTTTATTTTACCTACCTACCTTACAACAATACGACACGGTTAAGAGTGTGTATACTAGACTGTATTCACCACTTTTTCCCACTTTTACTAACCCAATAGGTTTATCCCTATTACATTATATAACATTATAGCCTCACTCATAAGACGGAAGGGAATACCTGATGACTAAGTACGACGCAGAGTCTGGGCTTGTTTTTATTAACCTTTTAATACTTACATTATGTCTTATTATTCTTACGGCAGACTCAAGTTCTGTTATCAATTATTTTCTTTCTTCGCCTTCATAGGTGTTATTGCATTTATGGTTATGGCAGTTCATAATCTTTCAATACTATACGGCTGTGCATCAGGCATATTCGCACTACTATGTGCAGGCTGTGTCAAAAGGTCTGAAATGTATCAGACTAAGATGGATAACTGGAGTTACAAACATTATCTAGATAAAGATGAATAGTAACTATACACTTAAGGACTTTGGAGTACTGATCGTACTCTTTGTCCTTGCGGTGTGGTTAACATCGTGCGATAAAAGAGAAGATGAGTATAATGATATGATGTCAACAGCTACTGTTGCTGTCATGGAAGATAACTCTTACACTTCGTTTGTTACATATAGCTGCGATGATACAGTAAACACATACATTGTAGAAGATGTACAGTTTGGTGTAGCATACGTAGTTAACCTAGCTCGTATACCATTTATCAATGATATAAATGACGAGTTTGAGTTTTATGCTATGAAAGATGGCATAAAGTATACAGGAGATGACGTACTACAACGTTTAGTACCACCACCTGGTCTTAGTCTTATCAATGTTCTTGTTGATGAACAAATACCATACAACAAAAAGATTAGTGTGTATGTATTAAAAGAGCATATTCAAGACTACGAATACTATATACAAAAAGGATCTAATGTAGTTAAACTACAGATAGATTGGATATACTAAATCTCGTCGGGGTTTCCCTAACCAACTGACTATGCTTTACGCTAAAGGTTGGACGAGATATAAATTTGCGGACAATTCTAAGGGGTTACAAGCCGACCCGAATCGCGTGTGAAGTTTCTTCACGGTACCAAAGGCTAGATATAAGATATGAGATAGAACATAAATGCATTTATTCCGCAGTTTCCTCTACTTATATTGCAGACATAAAGAGAGTTGGCTAGTGCACATAGTCACCACACACTGAAAACTAAATGTAAAATACAGAGATAATTGAAGGGACTCTGTACTCTCTTTTATATTAACATTATTAACATTACTTATATTTAAACGACATGGAAAACACATTAGAATTTAGAGATGAACAATTTGATATATTAAATCATCACAACACATTACCTCTTGGTGGTAATATGCCTGGAGAAGGCAAACCGATACCAAAACTTAATAATAACACATTAAAGTTTAAGGATATTCTATGGCTTAGAGACTATAACTATTATAATACACGTGCAAGTCTCAAATACAGAGCATTTATAGACTTTGATAACGGATGGTATGTATCTATTATAAATGGAGACCATGCTTTTGCAGACTTCGATGAATATGAGATGGCAATATTTAATTCAAAAGGACAGATGATAAATCCTTTTGGATGTTTAACTTACATGAGCGATACGGATGAATGGTATGGAGAAGTTCTAGAACGACTTGACCCAGAAGGTGTAGAAGAGTATCTTTTGAAAGCTTCTAAAGCAGATTTTGAAGATACTGGTGAGTGTATTATCGTCTAATAAAATATTCACCCTGAAGGTTGACTACGGTCATTTAGAAGCCTTTCACTTCTGCAGGAGTAACGGGGATGCCTGAGCAAGCATTAGTAACTGCTCTAATAAACAGAGGACACTGCTGAAAGTGTGTCAAGCTAACCACATTTATTAACCTTTTATACATTATTAACATGCGCTACGTAGTTACTTACACTGCAAACAGTTGTGATGAACACGATTGTGACCCAATCTATCACACACACAAATTTTCTAGAACTTTTAGGGATGAGATAGATGCCTTACATTTTCTAGGTGAATGCACAAGCAATCACAAAGACCTTCACGCAATAGAAGAACCAGTTGAAACTGAAGAAACAGAGACACTGAAAACATTTGTTGACCACGAAGGAACAATTATCTATTATTATTAATCATTATTAACATTATTATCATGGCAAATTTATTGCACAGTGGTGACCTTAACACTTTAAAACTAGGTCAAACTTTACTTACAAGATTCAGAAAGATTGAAGGTGGCTTTGTCCAAATGGAATTGGCAGAAGTCAAAGAAGGATCTCGCGGCTTGTCAGCTGCGTTTGTATTTAATCAATCTGATAACAGATTTAGTAGAAACTCTGCACGAAGAGCGTGGCAACCAGCTACACCTTCTGATGTAGAGACTGCACTTGGTGTCTCAGTTGGAGATGCTGAAGGATGGGAGATGGATGACATGGGTAATGAGATACTTACCGTGAATGTTCTTAATCCGGTTGCTTCTTTTGAAGGACAAGAGTTCCCATTACGAGTTCAAATTGTAGAAACTACTGAGCCAACAGAATGGCAAAGAGCTAATGTTCAAACCACTGCAAAACGTAAGGGTAAGGACGGAGAGTTTATTCTACACAACGGTGAATACATATTCACTCGTTCCTCTATTGTATTCAACGAGCCAGTAGATGTGTATTTAGAGGCTGATACAGCACCTGTACAGAAGGCTACTATCGAGAAAGTTGATATTGCAACAGGAGAGATAGTAAACTAGTATAAATAAAATGGGTATATCACTTGCGTGGTATATCCATTTTTACTATATTTGCTAAGTTTTATAAAGAATATTTATACATAATTATCTAAATCATTGAAAATGAATACATTAATTAAAAGCGCAGGTAAAGTAGTAGCTACAGTATCTGCATCACACAATGTCACAGTAACTGAAAAAATGATTACTATTGACTTGTTCAACACCACGACTAAAACCAAAACCAAAAGACGTGGCAGACCTACAGGGTCTACAAAGAAAACTACTAAGTCTAAGACTAAGTAGTAATAATTTCACACAATTGTTTTTTATTGATGATGAAGGGGCCTTGTGCCCCTTTGTTGTCTCAATACTTTTAACTATGAATAATACAATTTTAACCAGAGATGAAGTATCGTTACTTATACACAGTGTACAGCGTACTCTTATAAACCTTGAAAAATACGATGAAGCTAGTGAAATAGTCCGTAAGCATAGAGTGTTGCTTGAAACATTGTTAGGTATAGAGCAAGATCTTCATATAAATAGAGAAAAAGAACCAATAAATGTTTACAAATAATGGGAAAGATGAAAGAAATATACATGGACTTGCAACAAGGCTATGATCAAGAATTAAAAGCTGCATATATGACAGCTGTAAAAGATAACAGAGATACTGTTTTTGTTCACGGTAGGGAAGTATCACTAGCTTATGCTGAATACTTACTACAGTTTGATGAAACTTTCTTAAAACAGTTTAGAGATGATTACATTAATAACAAAGACAACGAGTCTTAGTGACTCGTATAAACTAGGTACTATTGAAGACGTGGTCAAGTACTGCCACAACAAAAAAGTTCTAGGTGTTGATACAGAAACTGAAGGCTTTGACTTCACATGTAAGAAGATGATTATGTTTCAGATTGGTGATGAACATCAACAGTTTGTCATTGATACTAGATTCATAGACATCAGTCCTTTGAAGAACATACTAGAATCACCAGCTATAACAAAGATATTTCACAATGCTAAGTTTGACTACAAGTTTATTAAGAAGTGGTCAGGCATAGAGTGTGATGGAGTTTACGATACGTTTTTGGTTGAGCGAATACTATCTTGTGGTCGTCACATAGGTTATGGACTGAAAGACCTCTGTAAACGCTACTTAAATGTAGAATTAAATAAGGAAATCAGAAACCAATTTATAGGGTTATCCGGTGAAGCCTATCGTGATGACCAGATAGTGTATGGTGCCAAAGATGTAGAGTATCTATGTAAACTACGTAAGCTACAGCTCCCAAAAATACAAGAGTTTAAACTACAACGTGTGGTAGAACTTGAAAATCGTGCGGTGTTAGCATTCGCTGATATTGAATACAATGGTATTGATATTGATAAGGATGCTTGGGAGGTCATTGCACGGACAAGCGAGCAAGAAGCCTTGGACATGAGGGATGAGTTAGATGATTTGGTTATGGTTACCACTGAGTTATCAAGCTTCGTGCTATCTCATGTTCAAGGTGACTTGTTTACACCACAAGAAGAACTACGTAAAGTAGGGATCAAATGGACTAGCCCTACACAAGTTCTCAAGGTATTTCAAAAACTAGTCCCTGAACTAGAAGACGTTAACGGTAAGAAGATGTACAAGTACAGACGTCAGCATAAGGTTATTGATTTGTATGTTAAGTACAAAGAAAAGATGAAGCTGGCTACTTCTTATGGTAATGACTTTTTTAAATTTGTATCAAGCGATGGTAAAATACATACACAATTTAATCAAATACTTGACACTGGACGCGTCGCATCCAAGAAACCAAACATGCAACAGATACCTGCGGACAATAAGTTCCGCAATTGTTTTCTGGCTCCTGACAATTGGTGCTTTGTATCTAGTGATTATTCTTCTCAAGAACTTAATGTAATTGCATTTGGTAGCAAAGATCCTGTATGGATAAAAGCTCTTAAACAAGGACAAGACTTGCACAGTGTATGTGCTGACTTAGTTTATGGTAGAGAGTGGTATGAGGCAGCTGAAGAAGACTGTGCCTATTTTGTAAACGATGCTAAACTTAAATGTAAGTGTCCCAGACACGGTAGGCTACGTACAAATGTTAAGACAATTAACTTTGGACTAGCCTATGGTATGGGGCCACACAAACTTGCAGATACTCTTGATATAAATACTAAAGCAGCTGAAGTTTTGATTAATAAATACTTTGATGCCTTTCCAGCTATTGGTGGTTTCTTAGATAAACTAGGTAGCTTTGGTAAAAAGTATGGCTACATCAAAACGTTTCCACCTTACAACAGACGTCGTTGGTTTCCTACATGGTACCCACGTATATACCAAGACAAGAGTCAATCATTTGAACTTGGTAGTATAGAACGTGCTAGTAAGAACACACCTATACAAGGTGCATCAGCTGACATGACTAAGAAAGCAATGATACTTATCAGAGACTTTATCAAGTTGCATAATGCACCTGTAAAGATAGTCATGACAGTGCACGATCAGGTGGATACTATATGTAAAGAAGACTATGCGCAGGAGTGGGTAGTTGAAATGACAAGACTAATGGAGCAGGCAGCTCTTGAGGTAGTAACTAACGGTCTGTTGAAAGCAGACACAAATATTAGTAAATCATGGGAAAAATAAAATTATATAAACTAGATGCAAACGTTGCAAGAATACTTGCTACTGTATCTAGATTAACTGAAGTCCCTATCAGTAAAATTAGAGGTAAGCTACGAACCGGTGAAGTAGTTGCAGCTAGACGTATATGTATGATACTTATCAATGATAAGTTGAAGTATAGTTCTACTGTTAATGCTGCTGTGTTTCGTAGAGATCATGCTACTGTATTACATGCATTCAAAGTACACTCTGATCTTATGGATGTAGACAAAGCATATGAAGAGTTCTTCAATATATGCGCTACAGCTGTGGGTATCAAAGGTATGGGTGACTGCAATGATAAGGACGATATGATTGCTAAGTTTGCTGCGCGTGTAGAATATCTTGAACACGAGAACGACGAATTAAAAGAACAGATTAACAAAATAACAGAACTATTATCATGATACATGAACTAGAATTAGAAAATGGATATACAGTCCAAGTTGATTATGAGTATGACGCACCTGAATTAGATTACAATGGTACAGGTTACCAAGGTGGCGTTACAATTAATGCTGTATGGACAAACTTAAACGATTCCAATGGCAAGTTAATAAAAGTAGATATTCTACATTTTATGACAAGCTTTGATGAGTTTGATAAGAATGAACTTGAAGGTATACTAGAAGAAAACTATAAAGACTATGAGCCAGATCCAGATAGGTATAGAGATGAGTAAGCTAATCAAAGTAAAAGATGAAGAACAGAGGAAAGCTATCAATGCTTGGGCTAGTAGTAAGTTTACTGGCAGTATTATTGCTGGTACAGGATTTGGAAAATCTAGGTGCGGTGTTATTGCTGTTGGCAAGTCTTTGGATAGCGATAGCGACACTAGAGGATTGGTATTAGTTCCTACTAATCAATTACAAGAACAGTTTAAACAAGAGTTTATCAAGTGGGGCTATGAACATATACTAGATCGTGTTGATATTCTATGCTATGCATCTGCATATAAGATAGAGGATGAACATTATCATGTAGTTGTATGTGACGAAATACATTTAGGTCTATCACCTGAGTATCGTAAGTTCTTTGAGAACAATACTTGGGATAGGCTGTTGTGTATGACTGCTACATTACCAGAAGAGTTTGAATATAAAGAGATACTCTTTGGTCTTGCTCCTACTGTATACAAAATATCACTTGATAAATGTGTAGAGCTGGGACTAGTGTCACCTTATCAGATTATATGTATACCTATTGAACTGACAACTGTTGAAGAACAAGAATACAAGAAAGCAAACAACACATTTGTGTATGCTAAGTATTGTCTTGGACAGTTTGATGCGTTTGATAGGGCTAAACATATTATGGGATCAGGTAAGCATACTGCTAGCAATGCAGACAAAGCTGCAGCTGCTCAGTTTTACAGATCTATTAGAGCTCGTAAGGCTGTAGTAGATCATGCTGATAACAAAGTAGCAGAGCTACAAAAAATTGTTATCAAGAATATAGGAGAAAAGATACTTGTGTTTGGTGGTAGTAACGAGTTTACAAATAGACTTGCAGATGCTACTGAAACATTCTCTTCTATATACCACAGTGGTAGAACAAAGAAGCAAAAGGAACAAGCCTTAGCAGATTTTAGATCAGGTGACAAGCCTGTGCTGTGCTCTACTAAAGCTTTGAACCAAGGCTTTGATGTTGCTGACGCAACTATGGCTGTGATATGTGGTTTGACCAGTAAAGCTTTGACTATGATACAGCGTGTGGGTAGAATCATACGTTATCAAGAGAACAAGATAGGCAAGATACATGTCTTGTACGTTAAAGATAGTCAAGAAGAAAAGTGGTTAAAAAGTAGTGTTAGAAAACTAGATAATGTTACTTGGTTAACTTGTTAATCAGGTACATTTTTTGTAAATTTATAGGCTTATGCAATTACAAATTGACGTAAATTTATTGGTTGAAAATAGCATCAGTGCTGATGATTTTCTAGCGCTGTATGCTATATACAGAAAGGGTTTTAAGACTCTAGATAAACTAAAACTAAATCCTAATTGGGATAACTTACAATCCAAAGGATATGTAAAGCTTGGTGACAGTGTAGAGAAGCACATAATACGCCAAGAGTTTATAGATTTATTTTCTAGTGACTTTGATCAGATGTTTGCAGAACTAATTAGTACGTATCCAATGAAGGTAGCAACCAACAGAGGATACAGAATATTACATGCAGCAGATCCTAACTGTAAATCAAATGAGAAAGCTAAAGCTAAGTATAGCAGAATCGTAGGCACTAAAAAGTTTGTACATGACAAGATAATTAAGTTATTGAAAGTACAACTACGGGTAGAGCGCGGTAAGCTAGAGTATATGCAGCAGCTGGAGGTATGGTTGAACAATCATACTTGGGAAAAATACATAAACATGGACGAAAATGCAGGAGAATCAGAAAACCGTATCACAAGACGGCTCTGATGTATTCAAAACTAGAGGGTTTCAAAAGATAGATAAGGCTGTCAATCAGTCTATAGCAGTTGTAAAGCAGGCCAAGCTTGGTCAGCGCAATGTGCTAGCTACGTCTTGGAAAAGACTAAACAAGAATCTTCTAGGTGGATTACAAAAGGGCAAGATGTATGTGATAGCTGGCCGTCCCGGTGTGGGCAAGTCAGCATTTAGCAATCAACTTATCTTTGATGTACTAGATACAAACAAAGCTAAGAAACTAATAGTATTATACTGGACCTTTGAGATGCCCGGTTACCAACAGGTAATGCGTAGTGCATCTAAAGATGTAAAGAAACAGATGTCAGATCTATTATCGGTGGAGTCACCGCTATCAGATATAGACTTCAAGACCTATGCATCTAAGGTACAAAAGTATGGTAACTATCCAATATACTTCAACAACATACCTCGTACTATGGAGTATATAATGAATACAAACGAGGATTTATTTAATCAGCATCCAGAGCACACAGTAATTAATCTGTTCGACCATTCACGTTTGATACGTGGTAATGAAGACACAGAGTTACGTAGACTCAATACAATATCCAAGGGTTGTATGTGGATGCAATCAAAGCTTGGAGTTATTAATATATTATTATCGCAGCTCAATCGTAACATAGAACAAGAACATCGTGCTAAGAACCAATACCAGCCACTGCTAACAGATTTGTTTGGAGGTGACTCTATTGGTCAGGATGCACATGTTGTTATGATACTGAACAGACCGTATGATTTGTATGGCATTACAGAAACATATTGTGGTGAAAATCCACAAGGGTTACTGGCATGTCACATGGAAAAGAATCGTGATGGTCTACTTGGTATGATTGGATATGAAGCAGACATGAGTACGTTTAACATTAAAGAAAGAAACTAATATGATTACATTACCAAAACAGAAAGTAAAGGCGACGCGCAAGTCACCAAAGAACATGGTAATCTATGGTCCACCTAAGATAGGTAAGACCTCAGCATTATCACAACTAGATGATTGTTTGATTATCGACTTAGAAGATGGTTCAGATATGGTTGACGCACTGAAGGTGCAGGTCAATGATCTATCAGAACTAACTGAAGTTGGAAAAGCAATTATGAAAGATGGCAGACCATACAAGTACATTGCTATCGATACTATCACTAAGCTCGAAGAGTGGTGTGAAGAAGATGCAAAGAGAATCTACATGGCTACACCTATGGGTAAGAACTTTGAACAAAAGAATCCAGGTGCATCTGTATTATCTTTGCCTAACGGTGCAGGCTATCTGTACCTACGTATTGCATACAAGAAATGGATTGATAGATTAAACAAGTTGGCAGATCATGTCATACTAGTTGGCCACCTGAAAGACAAGATGCTTGAGAAGAAAGGCAAAGAAGTCGCTACCAAGGACCTTGACTTGACTGGTAAGATTAAGTCTATCACATGCGCAAACGCAGATGCTATTGGTTATATCTACAGAGAAGATGATGTTACTATGGTTTCATTTAACTCTTTGGATGATGTGACTGCAGGCTCACGTTGCGATCACTTAAAGGGCCAGACCATGCCTTTAGAATGGTCAAATATATTTATTGATTAACCGCGTAAAATTTTAAATCATGATTGAAGCACGCACAAACAATCCTGGCGAGGCCACGCAGAAAAACGAAACACCAAACACTATTACAGTATCTATGATCTTGGAAGATCTTGACAACGGTATTGACCGTACAGCTATCCAAGAGAAGTATGGTTTAGAAAAGTGGGAAGTAACACAGATGTTCCAGCACCCAGCATTGAAGGGTAAGAAAGCTAGAAAGATTCGTAAGTTATCTTTCAACTTTGTAGATGATACAGCTGATGATCCTAATCAGACTAGCATTCCTATGGATTCTAGTTCTGATGTAGATGTACATCAAGAAGCGTCTATGATTATAGAGGCTACACCTGAGTTACAACAGGAAGATCCTTTTATAGGTGAGTACGGTGAAGATGAAGATGAATTTTAATTATTAAACTAGTTTATTTATGGCAATTAAAAGCAATGACAGTAATGTCGAAGTAGCAGGCGGTGGAGTAAAACTTTACTCTGGGCTTGGTAATTTTAAAGTGATTGCAGTGAACCCTACATTGGCAGAGCTGCATGACTTAGGTATCATGGTAAAACAAGATCCTAACTATTTCGTTGATCTCAACGGAACAGAGTATTTCAAACTAACCTTTTGGATTAAGAATGATGACCTTACTACAAGGTTTGACATCTTGATGAATGGTACTGAGCGTGTATCACAGACAGGTAAGAATCAGTGGCTGAATGCTATTGGTCAGTCTACTTGGTCTGATGGTGAACCTGAGTATGATTGGTTCAAGAAGGAAGGTTTACGTAAAGCATTGACAGGCGAAGAGACCTTGATTAACTTTGTTAAGCAGTGGGCTAATGTTGCTAATGGCGACGAAGCTTACTTTGAAAGCATAGCTAAGATTGTAAAAGGTGACATAACAGAAGTGAAAGCTTTGGTTAAGTTACTTGAAAGCAATGAGGTTAGATTGCTAGTCGGTGTTAAAGATGGTAAGTATCAAACTGTGTACACAAAAGTCTTTGGACGTGTTAGACCACAGCGTGATGACTTATTTGTTAAGAACTTGAACGATGACTATGGCGCATTCAATGCAGAGTTTGATACCACACTTGCGTGGGGTGCATTTACTCCTGAGTTAGCTGTAGTTACACCAGACGGAGATGATGCAGAAGTATCAGAAGATGAAGACTGGGTGTAATATAGTAGTCATTTGGCCATAAGATATGGGGAGTGTAAAATCTCCCCATTTTTTATGTAAATTTACGAGCTTATGATTGAAAGTAGAAACAGTGAGATACATCTTTCTAAAGAGATGATACTTGATAGGATAAGTGAGGTGGATATATTTGCATACTACTGTAGTTCTTTTAAACAACTTGGTAAAGCTTTTTGCAGTGAGTTACGTAAAGACTCTAAGCCTGGTGTTAATATTGTGCTATGGAAAGGCAAGCTCTTGTATAAAGACTGGGCCTATCCTGAACACACATTTGATTGCTTTGGCTATGTTATGGCATGTTATAATGTTTCTTTTTACTCAGCTCTTCGTATTATTGATAATGACTTTCGTTTGAACTTAGGATCTAAGAAAGCAGAGATAGATTTTACACGTGGCTATCTTGGATACCGCTCTAATATTAGAGTAGAAAACAAGAAAGTTACTGTAATTAAGAAGAAATCTAGGCCTTGGATGCTCAAAGATGCAAAGTTTTGGTCACAATACTTGATTAGTAAGAAAACTTTAATTAAGTTTGCTGTTACACCTATCTCTCACTACTGGATTAATGACAGTAGATTTACATGCAAGCTTAGCTATGCATATAAGATAGGTAACAAATATAAAATCTATTCACCTTACGAAGAAGTAAAGTGGATGAGCAATACTAACTCTAAACAAATTCAAGGATATGATCAATTACCTAAGCAAGGGGATCTCTGTATTATCACATCATCTCTCAAAGATGTTATGTGCCTTTTCGAGATGGGTATCCCCGCTATCGCCATGCAATCTGAACTGCGATTGCCATTGCGTAACCAAGTAGAAGAACTTAAACAAAGGTTTAAACAAGTTGCAATATTTTATGATAACGATTTTACTAATCCAAGCAATCCTGGCCAGACCATGGCTGCTAAGATATGTGAAGAATATTACCCTATGAGTAATATAATTATACCAGATGAGTATAACATAAAAGATCCATCAGACTACATTGCACACTTTAAACGAACAGAAGGATTACAAAAATTGATAGACATACAATTGTGAAGAGACGCACACGAAAACCAAAAAACAAAAAAGTAAGAAACGCTACCGCTAAGGTTTACAAAGGTATTAAGTTCAGGTCCAAGCTTGAACTTTTTACGTATAAGAAACTAGAAGATGCAGAGATTAAATCTTTGTATGAAAAGAAGAAGTATATCTTACAAGAAGGTTTTCACTACACGGCTGAGTGTCACGAACCTCACAAAACAAAAGGCTATGTCAACAATGAATACAAGGTTAGAGATATTACATATACTCCTGACTTTGTAGATCCTAATGGTAAATGGATTATAGAAGTAAAAGGTTTTGCAAATGATGTCTTCCCTTTGAAATGGAAGATGTTCAAAAAACACCTCATGCAGCTGGAGAATCCTCCAGTATTATACCTGCCTAAGAATCAAGGCCAGGTACTACAAACAATAGAATTAATTAAACAACTTTAATTTATGGAATACACAGAAGATTTGGTCCTCCGTTTGTATGGACTTGGGATAGATATGTCCAAAGGTCACAGCGATACAGCCAAGCAGCTTAATAAGTTGTATGAAGAAACAAGGTACAATACGTTTGGTTACCTTGAAGATCTTGAGAAGTTTGATAAAGTCTTTGAACCGGTATATGGTTTGGAGTTCTTTATACTAGTCAGAGATGTACAACAACAATTCTTTAGAGAAATTAAGTATGCTGAGCTATCAGCTGAACTAAATGAAATACACGAACAAAGTAAAATAAATAGATATGAGTATAAAAACGATTGATAAGCAGATCAAAGGATCTGAAGGCCTTGCTAAGAAGATTAACAAGGGCGCTGAGAAGATGGTGTTTGACATCTTACAGTCTACACAGTACTCTACACCTATCCCGTCTACCGTGCGTGAGTTGGCTACTAATGGTGCCGACGCACAACGTGAGAAGGAGATGGCTATAGAGATACTTACAAACAAAGCTAAAGTAGAAGACTATTACATTGAGCGCCACGGTGATCAGTACAGTGATAGTAACTTTGACATTAGCTATTATAATCTGAATCATTTAGATACAGAAAACAACGACGTAACAATTACATACAAAGAGAATGAAGGAACAGGATACTGCGATGTAGTTACTATACAGGACCACGGTGTTGGTATTGGTGAGCGTCGTTTGGAAGGTGTGCTTGAGCTTGGTTATTCAACTAAACGTAACACAGCTGAGAACTTTGGTGCCTTTGGTCTTGGTGCTAAGGTTGCATTGTCGACTGGCGTAGACTTCTATACTATAGAGACTGTACATAATGGTAAGAGATTCAAGATGAACTGTTATAATTACAAGACAGACTTTATTGTACCTGCATTCAACCCAGAAGCTGGTCAAGCTAACCCGCATGTTGTACTTAGCGATGGAACGAAAGTGCACTATGTACCTACGGATGCAAAGAATCAGACTATAGTATCGTTTGGTGTGAAGAAACACAACAGACGTGACTATCGTGATGCAGTTGAAGAGCAGTTAATGTATATGCCTAGTATTAAATTCAAGCGTATTCAAGAAGATGGTTATGAAAGAGAAGAGTATATTCACCCAAAGATTATGCATAACTCTGATAACTTGATTATCTCTGATACATATCTGTTTAGTAAACCACACATTGTATTGACTAAAGATGTAGGCGCACCAACCGGTGTTAACTATGGCTTTGTTGACTTTCGTGAGTTGGAGATGCAGCAGATGTGGGGACCAATTGCTTTCAAATGTCCTGCAAGACAAGTAATCAATGACCCAGAAACTGGTGAAGAGATTGTATTGCAAGATGGTGTAGATGTTACGCCGTCGCGTGAGAAGGTGATATGGAATGAGAACACTAAAGCATACATCAAGTCTGTTATTCTAGCAGCTGCTGATGAAGCTAGTGAGATTGTGCAAGAAGAACTTCAGCAAACAGACTTTGTGTCTTGGTTGCTAGCTTGTAAACAAGTATTGACTAAAGCTGATAGCGGTAGTGTACTTGGTAGATTATCTAACATAATTGATCAGGAACAACTCAAGCCTAAGTTTGGCCCAGACCCTAGACTTAAGAATGAATCTGTAAAGGCTTTATTCAGAGGTATGAAGGTTGAGGTTGTAACTAAGAGTAGAGATTATGGTACCGGTGAAGATACTATTGAGAGAAACTCTATTGAGAACTACAGCCAATTGAGAGAGAACAACATCTTTATCATGGGTGAAGAGAATCACAGCAAGTACAAAGATATGTATCTTATACACGAGTGTGAAGGTCCTATTATTTGTATCAAGCCTATAGAGGACTGGGAACCTAGCACTGTTGTCAGTACAGAGTCTATTAAAGCAAACAAGAAAGCACTTGCTAAACGTTTTAGAGTTCTTCAGCTAATTACTGAGTCTACACACAGTCGTAACTACGATAACATGGAGGTAGATGAAGAGTGGCTAGAAGAATACAAAGATGAGATTGCTAAGGCTAAGGAGGTTGCGCAGTTCGAGAACATTACACCAGCTGAGCGTCGTAAGATAGAAGAGCGTATGGTTGCATACACTTTTAGATACAACGATAAGCATTGGCATAGTTCCGGTAGTGATAATCATTACATCAGAGACAAGATTGAGCCAAAGGTAAAAGATCTTATGAAGACTCAGCGTACTACCTACTATGGTACTGCAGCTGATGATGATAAACTGATGGTAGCTTGTGGTATGGTACATCCTTTTGCTCCTGGAATTCGTCAAGTATACAAAGATATGCCTGGATGGAGAACTCAAGGTGAGGACGATAGAATGTTTTTCTTTGATACTCCAGCTGTTAGACTTGGTAGTGGTGAGTTTACAAAACCAACTACTACAACTAATGATAAAGGTGAGGTATATCACAATACTAATTTTGATTGGGATACGCCGCAGATTATCAGAGTCTCACAGAGCAATGTTAAACACATTAGCATGAACCCTAATGTTAAGCACATTGATGAATTCTTTTTACAATTAACACCTAATGGAGGATATACTATGGATGAATACGCAATAAAGTGGTACACTGCGGATAAGATGAAAGGTATCACAGATAAGACATATTTATATTGTCTTAAGGACATTAACCCAGACTTGTTTGAAAAGTATCAGGATGTATACAATGCATCTGATAGAGATATGAGAGTAAGTCAATGGATGAAAGATACTGATATATTTCCTATGGTCGAGAAGATTGTAGAAATGCATAACTTCTGCAAAGATAATGATGACGC